GTATGGGTGATGAGGACGAATATCACTGGAAAACCGCTCAAGAACGTGAAAATAAATAGCGATAAGGGATAGCAACCCCTCTAAAAGTTCTGATTTCACGTAAATCAGGAGCTAAAATGGGAAATTCACCTGTGGATAGAAACAAAGAATACATGAGAGAGATGTGGGGAACCACAAAACTCGCCTCAGACTATGGTTCAATGCAACAAAAACCAAAAAGAGTGCTTACAGAAGTGATGCACGACCTTGCACCTCATCATGATCTTAAAAAACAGACAGAACTGCACGAAAAAATTCGTAATGACGATGATTATGATGATTGGGAATACGGAACAGAACCAAATTATGGTAATCCATGGAAGTAAATATAAATAAAATCAAGAAAACTCTAGTCTAATGGCAGAACAAAGGATATCCAAATCGTTTAAAGACATTAGTTTATCCTTTGTCCCTCATCCAGTGACAAAGGATTTGCAAATCTTAAAAAATGAGAATGCTATTCGCAGATCTGTAAGGAATGTTGTAGAAACCATCCCTACAGAAAGATTTTTCAATCCTTTATTTGGTTCTGATGTTAGAGGTAGTCTGTTTGATTTTGTTGACTTTGGTACTGCATCAGTAATTCAAAGACAAATTTCAATTGCAATAGAAAATTTTGAACCAAGAGTTAATAATGTATTTGTTGAGGTAACTCCACAACCAGATCAAAATGCATTTGAAGTGATTGTTGGATACAATATTATTGGACAAGAGTTTCCGTCACAAGAATATACATTCCTCTTAGAGGCAACAAGATAAAAAATGCCTTTTACTAAATTTACCAATCTAGACTTTGACCAGATAAAGACCTCGATCAAAGATTATCTTCGTGCTAATTCAACATTTAGCGACTTTGATTTTGAGGGGTCCAACTTTTCAATATTAATTGATACCCTTGCATACAACACATACATTACTGCATTTAACAGTAATATGATTGTTAATGAGTCTTTCTTGGACTCGGCAACTCTTCGTGAAAACGTTGTATCTCTGGCAAAAAATATTGGTTATGTACCACGCTCTAGAACAGCAGCAAAGGCAACTATATCGTTCTCTGTGACCACTAAAGAGAGTGTTCCTACTCTTACCCTTAAGAGTGGTTTAGTGTGCGTTGGAGAAGCAAATGACACATCCTACACGTTCTCAATACCAGAAGATATAACCGCTAATGTTGTTAATGGTGTAGCCCAATTTAATGAGATAGATGTATATCAAGGCACTTACTTAACAAAATCATTTACATATGATGGATCTTTAGATCAAAGATTTATTCTGAACAATCCATATATTGATACTTCCACACTAAGAGTATATGTAAAGAAAACATCTGAAAGTGGACTTGGAATTGAATATGATATTGTAGATAATATTTTAAATGTAACCGCATCATCTAGAATCTTCCTTATACAAGAAATTCAAGATGAAAAATATGAGATTATTTTTGGTGATGGTATATTTGGCAAAAAACTTGGTGATGAAGTTGGATCTGACGGAACATCCATAACTTCTACTTATATTGTTACAGATGGTAGAGATGGAAATGGTGCAAGTGCATTTTCTTTTGCAGGAAGAATCGTAAAAGTAGTTAACTCTGTTGAAACTACAGTTGATCCGGGTAGTGTATCAATAACCACGGTTCAGTCTGCTATTAACGGGTCTGAAATTGAGTCCATCAATTCAATCAAATATTATGCACCAAGAGTTTATTCTTCGCAAAATAGAGCAGTAACATCAAGAGATTATGAGGCAATAATTAAACAGATCTATCCAGAAACAGAATCTGTTGCTGTAGTTGGCGGCGAAGAATTAGATCCACCAGAATACGGAAATGTTATTTTAAGTATTAAACCAAAAAATGGAACATATGTTTCAGATTTTGATAAATCAAGGATTCTTAGTGATTTAAAACAATACACTATTTCTGGCATTAATCAAAAAATTATTGACCTTAAAATACTATATGTGGAATTAGACTCTTCTGTTTATTATAACAACTCTCAAATATCTAATGCAAATACTTTAAAAACAAGAGTTGTAAATTCACTTACAAAATATTCAGAGTCTCTAGATCTTAATAAATTTGGAGGAAGATTTAAGTATAGTAAAGTTCTTCAAATAATTGATAATACAGACTCTGCAATAACCTCAAACATTAGTAAAGTTATAATCAGAAGAGATTTGAGAGCATCTTTAAATCAATTTGCACAGTATGAATTGTGTTTTGGAAATAGATTCCATGCAAATTCTGGAGGATATAATATTAAGTCAACAGGATTCAGAGTTTTTGGAGATGCAAATACAGTATACCTAACAGATGTTCCAAATTCAGATTTGAAAACTGGATCATTATCTATTGTAAGACCACTTAGTGATGGAACTATCAGAATTATATCTAAATCTGCAGGAACAGTCGATTACATCACTGGTGAAATTAAATTGGGTACAATAAACATCACGTCTACAGACAGACCAAATGGTGTTATAGAGATTCAAGCATTTCCAGAATCTAATGATGTTATTGGATTAAAAGATCTATATTTGGTATTTGATATTTCAAAAAGTCAAATAAATATGCTAAGGGATGTAATCGCTTCTGGCGATGAAATAACTGGCAATCTCTTCTCAAGAGAATATTATACATCAAGTTATTCAAACGGGAATTTAACGAGAAACTAATATGATACATACTGGATTTGAATCTAGAGTTAAGGTTCAACAAATTATTGAGAGCCAACTTCCAAGTTTTATATTGGATGAAAATCCAAATGCATCGGAATTTTTAAAGCAATATTACATATCTCAGGAATATCAGGGCGGTCCAGTTGATATTGCTGAAAATTTAGACCAATATTTGGAGTTAGATAATTTAATACCAGAAGTCATTCTGGATAGTTCATCACTATCTTCCAATATTACTTCCTCAGAGACAACAATAGAAGTATCAAGTACTAAAGGATTTCCGAGTCAGTATGGTCTTTTTAAGATAGATGATGAAGTTATAACATATACCGGAATTAGTGGAAATACTTTTACTGGATGTATTCGTGGATTTAGCGGTATTACTGGATATCATCAAGATTTAGACCAGGAAGAATTAATATTTTCTAAAACAACAGCATCTTCACACAGTTCTGGAACAACGGTAGAAAATTTAAGTTCTTTGTTCCTAAGAGAATTTTATGAAAAAATAAAATATACTCTTACACCAGAACTGCAAAAGATAAATTTTACTTCCAATTTAAAAATTTCAAATTTTCTCAAAGAAACTAAATCTTTTTATTCTTCAAAAGGAACTGATGAATCATTTAGAATATTGTTCAATGTTCTCTATGGCGAAGAACCAACCGTTGTAAATTTAGAACAATATCTAATCAAACCATCTTTTTCAGAATACTTAAAAAGAGAAGTAGCAATAGCAGAAGTTGTTTCTTTAAATTTTGATGAAGATGATTTTGATGCTACAAAATTAGTTGGTCAAACAATAATAAAAAATTCTGATGAAACAACCCGTGCTTCAATATCATCTTTAGAACCTTTTAGGAGAGATTCTAAAACACTTTACAAACTTTTTCTTTTTATTGGATATAATCAATTTTCTGCAGTTGAAGGTAATTTTACAATAACTCCAAGCACTAAATCAACTTTATCAGCATCTGTTGGTTCTGAAGTATTAACCGTAGATTCTACAATAGGATTTCCGGAAAGTGGAACATTAATATCTGGAAACAATACCGTATCTTATAGTAAAAAAAGTATTAACCAATTTTTGAACTGTTCCGGAATTGTATCCGAAATAGGAAAAAATGATCTAATTGTATCAAATGAAACCTATTACATATATCAAGACGGAGATACATCCAAAAAAGTAGAAGTAAGATTACTTGGTGTAATTTCAAATTTTGTAAAAGAATCTGAAAATATTAGAGTAACTGAAGGAAGCACCATATCAGTTAAAAATCTTGGAGATTTAATTAAAAATCCTTCTGGGGAAAAGACATATAAAGAAATTTTTGCAAATTCTTGGATTTATAATACTGCTGCAAAATATAAGGTAGACTCTTTCGATTCTAACTTCGTTCTTTCAAGTAATGTTGACAGATCAAGTTTGAAAGTTGGCGACAGAGTTGAATTATTGGAAAGAGATAGTAATGTTTTGGTTCAAGAAACCAATGATCCATATATTCAGAATATTATTTCGGGTAATACTGTAAAGGTTGGTGGATCTTTTGCAGTAAATTCTTCCAAAAAATATGATTTGCGTAGAAAAATCAACACTGCAAAGAGTTCTGCAACTCCGATAGAATTTGGAAACAATTTAGTCACATCCGATATTCAAAACATTTATGCAGATGGTTCCGACTATGCATACGTAGCATCCAACTCGTTACCTTCTGGAGAAATATTAGGAGATAATAGTTACAGATATAATATCACTAAAGATACTTTTAAATTTTCACTTGATTCCGAAAGCAAATTATTAGACATAAATGATAATAAGTATTCAATTATATTGAGTGATTCTATCATACCTTTTGTGACTGGTGATAGAATTTACTATCAACCATCATCAACACCACTCGTAGGGTTGAATACAGGATCTTATTATGTTGAGATTTTGTCAAATCCAAAGCAAATGAGGATTTACAATTCCAGATCATTTATAGGTGGAACGGACTACTTAACATTTTCTGTACCAACTTCTGGGATAGGTACACACACATTTTCACTGTATTCTCAAAGAGAGGATGAAATTGGCATTCAAAAGATATTTAAAAAGTTTTCTTTAAATACGAAAATAAAATCTCCTGGTAAAACCACTGTACCAGGAACAACAGGAATGCTGATTAATGGTGTAGAAATTTCTAATTACAAATCTTTTGATAGGGTATATTATGGACCTTTAGATTATGTAAAAGTTCTCAATAATGGAAGCAATTATGATGTGATTAATCCACCTCAAGTAAATGTTTCTACTGGATCTGGAACAACGGCATTGGTTCAACCTGTAGTTAGTGGTGAAATTACAGATGTTTATGTGGATACACAAGATTATGATATTGATAAAATAATATCAATTGATATTTTGGGAGGAAATGGGACAGGTGCTGCAATAGAACCTATTTTAGTTAAAAAGTTTAGATCAATCTCTTTTGATGGTAGACAATCTACTGATGGTGGTGGTATAAGCACATCATTGAATAGAATTCAATTCACTTCTAATCACAATCTCCAAGATGGAGAAGAAATAGTATACAACAATAATGGAAATTCGAATTTAATTATTACAGGAGGATCCACACTTTCAAATAATTCATCATATTTTGCCAAGATTGAAAATAATACTACAATATCTCTTTTCAATAAATTATCAGATTATACCTTAGGAATTAATACGGTCGGATTTTCTACTGGAACAGATGGAATTCATAAATTCAGAACAGCAGTACCTAAGAATAAGATATCTAATATTAATATCATTAATGGTGGTAGTGGATATACTAATAGAAAACTTACAGTACCCACTTCAGGAATTTCTACAGAAAACAATACGATTAGTTTTAAAAATCATGGATTTAATACGGGCGAATTAGTAACATATGATTTTCAAACCACAGCGATAACTGGTATTTCAACTAACAATCAATACTTTGTTATTAAAATTGATGATGATTCTTTTAGAATCTGTAATGCTGGTATTGGAGGAACAATCACAACTGAATTTGATAGAGGTGATTACGTTAAATTTTCTGATACTGGTTCTGGATATCAATATTTTAATTATCCAAACATTTCAGTATCTATTAAGTATAATCCAGTTGGATTTTCGACTGCAACACAGCAATATCAAGAACTGGTAGTAACACCAGTAGTTAAAGGAAAAATTACTGATCTGTATCTTTATGAAAAAGGTTCTGGATACGGATCTACAATATTAAATTATCAGCAGAATCCTATTATTACAATAAAAAATGGAAAAGACGGTAATGTAGTTCCTAATATTATTGGTGGAGAAGTTCAATCTGTAAGTGTTCAATATGGTGGATCGGAATATTATTCAATTCCAGATCTAGAAGTTTTCGACCCCACTGGCGCTGGAACAGGAGCTATAGTTAGACCAATTGTTACAAATGGTTCAATATCAAGTGTAATAGTTGTAAATCCAGGTATTGCATATTCCACTTCATCTTCTATTAGAGTAAAACCATCTGGATCTGATGCTTCATTTAGAACTTCTATCAGACCACTGACTGTTAATTATAATTTTAAGTTTGGAGATGAAGTTTTATTAGAGTCCGAAAATAAATTAAAATATACAGTTTCTGGATATTTTACAAAATTAAGAACATCTTTTAAAGAAACTGCTGCAAATTTACCAAACCCAAGTGTTTCCAAAATAATTGGATGGGCATATGATGGAAATCCAATTTATGGTCCTTATGGATATTCAGATCCAAAAGATGAAAACTCATCAATTAAGAAATTGTCATCTGGATACACTTTAAATATTGCAAATGTTGTAGATAGACCATCAAATTTCTCTAGTGGATTTTTTGTTGAGGATTATCAATTCATAAATGGTGGTGATTTGGACGAAAAAAATGGAAGATTTGGAAAAACTCCAGAGTTTCCAAATGGCGTTTATGCATATTATGCTACTATAAATTCTTCCGGAAATACTGTATTTCCATATTTCATTGGTAATGAATATCATTCCGAAACTTTGGATGAGAATGATTCTTTAGATCAATCATTTGATTTTGTCTCTTCAAATGTTCTTAGAAATACTTTACCATATAAAGTTTCAGATTTAAACGCTGGATATGATTATATTACAGAAATTGACGACATTACAAAGCAAAAAATAAGAGTAGATTCTGTATTTTCTGGTTCAATTACTGATTTTGATATCATTAATTCTGGAGATCAATATTCTGTTGGAGATGTTGTCAACTTTGATAATACTGGCACCAGTGGTGGAGGTTTGAGTGTAACAGTATCTTCATTAAAAGGTAAAAATATTGTAGACATTAATACAAGTTCTTTATCATATAATAATTCTGTTATTACCTGGAACAATTCGAATCAAATAAAAGTTACACAAAATGGACATGATTTAAATGATGATGATTATATAGTCCTCTCTGGACTATCGTCAAGTCTTTCAGGATTAAATGGAACTCACAGAATATCTGTCCCTTCAAAATCAACTACATTAATTTCCACAGTAACATCCGCTGTAGCAATAGGTGGAACAGAAATATATGTTTCAAATATTCCAAACAATATATCAATTGGTAGTAGTATAGGTATTGGAACTGAAAATCTCAATATTCTCAATATATTCAGAAATAAAAATATATTGAGGGTTGAAAGAGGATTAACGGGAATACCTCATAGTCCAAACTCAATAGTTACTTTCATTCCAAACTCATTTACATTTGCAAAAAAATTAGATTATTTTGATTCAAAAGTTGACGATAGAGTATATTTTAATCCACAAGAGTCTGTAGGATTTGGAACAACTGCTGGATTATCTGATTCAAAATCATTTGCCTTTGGAGTTGGAACATTGAATAGAAGTGTTCCAACAAAATCAATTTACTTGGAAAACCATCCATTTAAAAATAATCAGCAAGTATCATACACTGGTAGTGGAAGTATTATCGCAATATCAACGGATGGTGTGAATCTGATAGGTGGTGGAATACCATCTACTGTTTATGTTTCAAATAAAGGAAAAGACTTAATTGGATTAAAAACTAGTATTGGATCCGAAGATTTATTTTTCCATAGTGGTGGATCTAATGACGATAGATATTATTTTGAGTCTTCTTTCAATCAATTAACTGGCACTGTATCTAGAATAAAATCAACAGTATCGGTATCAACTTCACATGGATTGTTAGCAAATGATTCTATAGAACTAACTGTAAATCCAAGTCTTTCTGTTGGTATTGGCACGTCAACATCATTGCGGATTCTTAGAAATTCATCCACATCAAAAATTCTTGTTAATCCAATAGGATTTAGTTCTTCTGCTATTAATACAACTAACAGTACAATTACATTAATAAATCATAATCTAAAAACGGGAGACAAAATTAATTATTCTTCCGATGTTGTTGCTTCTGGACTTTCTACTGGTGATTTTTATGTTTATAGAGTAAATGATAATGACATAAGATTGTGTGAAACTTATATAGATTCTAAGAATAATCCACCGACTGTCATAAGCATTGCTAGCACTGGCGGCGCAAGTCAAACAATATCACTTGTCAATCCAAAGATAGAATCTATAAGAAATAACAATTTAGTATTTGATCTATCAGACTCCTCTCTCAGTGGATATGAATTAAAAATTTATTCCGACAAAGAATTTAAATCTGAATTCGTCTCTACAGGGTCAACATCTACTTTTGTTACTTCTCGCGTAGGAACCACAGGTGTTTCTACGAATGCATCTTTGACAATAAATTATAGTTCAAATACACCAGAACAATTGTATTATGCGTTAGAAGAATCTGGAGATGTTGTTCAACCAGACAAAGATGTAAAGAATTATTCTGAGATATTCTTCCTTGATAGTTCTTACAATAACAAATATAATATTGTTGGTGTCGGAACAACTACCTTTGAAATTATTTTGGAACAAGATCCAGAAAGAGATACATATACTCAAAGTAATTGTGATGTTTTAAAATACACAACTACTTCTTCCACAGCAAATGGTCCAGTAGACAAATTAAAAGTTGTTTCTAGTGGAAGTGGGTATAAAAAATTACCAGAATTTACTAATATATCTTCCACTAATGGTGTCAACGCTAAAATTTTACCAAAATCCGATACTATTGGAAACATTAAAGAAATAAAAATATTAAATGATCAATTTGAATATCCATTTGATGTTACATTGCAACCAAATGCTTCTATTCCTTATCAAGTTTCTATTAGAGATTCCAATACTTTAGATCAAGTTTTAATTGACGATGGCGGAAGTAATTATCTTTCTCCACCAGACATTATTATTTTAAATGATGACACCAAAGAAGTAATAAACTCTGGATTATTAAAAGCAACTTTAACTGGCAGTTCCATTCAATCAGTAAATATTGTGGGAGAACCACAAGGGTTGCCTGATAATTCTGTTGAAATAATAGCAGTTAATAATAGTAATGGAATAACCATTCAAAGAATGCAATCTTCCAGATCTGGAATATTTACTTGTGAAATAACAAAACCTTCTGAAGCTTTTGAATTTAATATTGGTGATGAAGTTTTTATTGAAGGAATTCAACAAGATAGTTCAGATGGAACAGGATTTAACTCCGAAGACTATGGATATAGATTTTTAGAAGTTTCAAATTATACTACTAGTTCTCCATATGATTTGGTAGAATTTAGTGTTGCTGGATTAACTACAAATACAGGAATAGCAAAAACAATACAGGATGGATCTGGCATATTAGTAAACAAAGATGATTATCCAGTATTTGATATTTCTTTGAAGAAAACCAACTTCTTAATTGGGGAACCACTCGTTTTTAATAATAACGAATTAGACCTGGTAGTTACCGAGTCTGTTGGCAATTATTTGACTGTAGAAGGACTGTATGATCTTACTGTTGGACAAACCATCGTTGGTAAAGAAAGTGGAACTACAGCAACCGTAGACAAGATTGCAAAATACTCTGGAAAATATGAGATTAATTATTCTTCATTGAATGATTTTGGATGGTCTGATAGTGTTGGTGAGTTAAACTCAGACTCTCAAGTGGTTGCTGACAATGATTATTATCAAAACCTTTCATATACTGTAAAAAGCACTAAGGAATATAGCACTTTAGAATCTCCAGTCTTTAGTATACTCCACACTAGTGGAATGAAGAATTTTGCAGATACTAGAATTGAAAATAATTCATTTGTTGGCGCTGCTTCTAGTGCAGATTCGAGCATATACCTTCAACAAATTTCAGATTCACGCAGAGTTGATGCAATTTATAATTTTGACTTTGTGACAGATGACGATGTTGTTGGTGGAACTTCAAAGTATTTAAGATTAAAAAATACTACCCTTTCAGATTATTTTAGGTTGGTAAATACAGAAGTTTTAAAACTTGATGATGTCAGTGATTTGTTTTCATATTATGAAGATAGTCCAAGCGAATTTTTAAACATAAAAAAATTTGACGGACAAACAACCTATGATAATTACTTATTCAGAATTTCTAATTCTAACGGCACAGAAATTCAATTCACTGAATTAGTTACCTTAGATACCGGTGATAACCAATTTATTTCTCAAAAATCAAGCGTTTATAACAGTGATAACTCATACGGGGAATTTGAATTATTTACCGATGATTTTGGCGATACTTACCTAAGATTTATACCTCTAGACGCTTATGACACTGATTATGATTTGAAGTTGATAAAGAATGAATTTACTTCATTATCAGCAGGAATTGGAAGCACTTCAGTAGGATTTATTGAGTTAATCAATTCAAACAAAGTAGTAGGATCAGGTTCATCGTCTTCAATTGTTGAACTGAATTCCAGTAATTTTGGATCTCTATATGCCAATGTTCAGGTAATAGATACTGCAACTGATGAGATGAATTTTATTGAATTGTATGTTGTTGGTATAGGAACAAATACATTCATATCCGAATATTATACAGATTCTGATTTTACTAATTCCACATTTACAACAGATTCTATTGGTTCATTTGATTCCAACATAGATGGTGGTATTTTATCTTTAAATTACAATAATATATCATCAAATACAAATACAATAAGAGCAAAAATAGTTGGTTTTGGCACAACATCTATTGGAATAGGAACTTATAGATTCAAAACAGATAGACAGGTAGATGGTTCTGAAAGAACTGCAATATACCAATCACATAATGTTGTTGGTTTGGGCACGACAACAATATTTTCTATCGATAAAAATTATTTCAATGCAGTTAAATCTTTAGTTGAAGTGAGTATTGGATCTACTAAAGCAGTTCATCAAGTTATGATGATACAAGATAATGTTGATGTTTATGTTCAACAGTCTGCTTTGCTTTCCGTTAGTGGAATTTCTACTTTTGATACTGCTATTGGTATAGGAACTTTTGGTGGTGACAATTCTGGAGCAACATTTGATTTAACCTTTACTCCAGATTCAGAATACTCTTCATACAATGTACAAATATCCGCATTTAGTCAATCTTTCTATAAAGATTTGGATATAAGAAACATTCCACAAAAATTGGAATATGGCAATCTTGAAGAAGAATTGCAGATAAAATTCTTCAATTCCATCAATGGAAATAGAATTAATAGAACTAATTTTGAATTAACTAGTGATGGAACTCCAGTTTTTGTAAAAATCTTTGATCCACAAGATACAGGATCCTTAATTGCTGACACTGGTACATTTAACATAACAAATCACTTCTTTAAAAATAATGAGGAACTGATTTATACTCCAAAATCTTCAATTATTGGAGTTGCTACTACAGCATTAACATACAACGATCCAACTAGTGGGGCAACTGATACATTACCATCTACAGTATTTGCGATTGTTTCTGATGATGACAGTTTCCAAATTTCTACAGTTAGATCTGGAACAGCAGTAACATTTACAAATCTTGGTGGAGGAAATATTCACCAGTTTGAAATGTTTAATAAAGTAAATAAAACAATTATTACCATTGATGAATTAATTCAACATCCAATTATTTTCTCTGGTGTAAGTCACACTTTATCTGGATCAATTGGAACTGCATCATCAATATTTGCTCTGTCAGGAATATCAACCGTAAATCCAACCGATATACTAAAAATTGGTGATGAATATTTGAAGGTGATTAATGTTGGATTTGGAACCACATCTTCTGGACCAATAAGTGGAATTGGAACAATAGGACTGGTATTAGTTGATAGAGGATCTGTTGGAACTTCTGCTACAAACTATACAGCATCTACGCAAGTAGATGTTTATAGGGGAGCATACAACATTGTAGAGAATGAAATTCATTTCGTAGAACCCCCAAGAGGAAATCCACAAATAGATAAAACAGAATCAAATTTGGATTTTGAAACTTCTACATTTGGTGGCAGAGTATTTTTAAGATCTGATTATACGACTAATAAAATATATGATGATATTTCAAATCAATTTAATGGTATTGGTAGAACATTTACTCTTCAAGTTGGTGGAGCAAATACATCTGGAATTGGAACAGATGGTGGAAAGGGTATAGTTCTAATAAATGGAATATTCCAACAACCATCAACTGGAAACAATCCTGTTGGTAATTTTGAAATACTGGAAACAACATCACCACTTCCAGGAATATCCAGTGTAGTGTTTTCTGGTATTACTAAACCAGACACTGATCCAGCAGTTTTCTATTTTTCAGATTATGATGTCAATTTGAATGAAACTCCGAGAGGTGGAATTATAATTTCATATGGTTCTACTAGTGGACTTGGTTTTGCACCTCTTGTTGGTGCTGCAGTTACTGCAGTGATTGGTGCTGGTGGAACGATTGCGGGAATAACAACAGGTCTAAGTGGAGGATCTTATGGATCTGGATATTTTGGAACAGTAAGTGTTGCTGTCACTTCTTCTACTGGTAATGGTGCTGATATTAGTGCAATAGTTGGTGCTGGTGGTTCTTTAACCTTCACTGTTAATAGTGGTGGATCTGGATATGCTCAAACAAATACATTTGTATCTGTTTCAGAACCATCTTATCAAAACCTTCCTGTAATAGGTGTTTCTAGACTTGGCATCGGTACAACAACTACAACTGGTATTGGATTGTCAATGAGTCTGAAAGTAGGCACTGTAGGGGAAACTGGAGCGGGTGCAACTTACTTTGGAGTTACCGATTTTGAGTTTACAAAACTAGGATATTCTTTCCAAAGAGGTGATGTTTTCAAACCTGTAGGATTAGTTACAGATGCAAGATTAGCATCTCCACTTCAAGATTTCCAAATAACCGTTATTGACACATATTCCGACAAATTCGCATCTTGGGAATTTGGGGAATTGGATATGGTTGATTCAATTTCATCTTTACAAAATGGCACTAGAGTAACTTTCCCACTTCGCTATAATGGTGAATTACGTAGTATAGAGAAAGAAGAAGGTAGTAGAATTAATCTTGCAAATTGTCTTTTGGTGTTTATAAATGGTATTATCCAAGAACCAGAAAAAGCGTATATATTTGGTGGTGGAACATCAATACAATTTACCACTGCCCCTAGAGCGGGGGATGATATTACGATTTATTTCTATAAAGGAATAGATGCTGACATATTATCAGCAGACGTTGATGAAACAATGAAAAAAGGTGATATTGTACAAGCTTTAAAAAATAATTTAGTATCTGGTTCTGTAGAGCAAGATCAAAGGACTGTTACTGACCTCACGTTCTCCAATAAATTTGAAACTAATCCCTATAATGGTCCAGGAATAGAAACTGATGAAACAAAACAAAAACCTTTAGTATGGACAAAGCAAAAATCTGACAAAATAATAAATGGTGAAGTGATATCTAAAGCAAGAGAATCTTTGAAAGCTTTAATATTCCCAACTGCAAATGTTATTAGTGGAATATCTACTACCGACAATGAAATATTTGTGGATGATGTTACATTATTCAGATATGAAAATCCAGACGTATCTTCCTTTAATATTTTGGTGATTGATGATGCCTCCGTTGGTGTTGGAACAACTGATCCTATTGATTATGTTGAATTTATGTCTAACTTTACAACTATTCAAGGAACAAGTGGATCTATTACTGGAATTTCTTCTACATCTTCACCACAACTTGGAATAGAATTTACAATTGATGACGTAACAAACCTTCAGTCTGGATATCCAATTTACATAACAAACACTAAGGTTGGAAATGGAGTTACTTCTATTATCTCCTCCAATACCGAAGTGATTGGTATTGGAACTACTTACATAGATAACATTTATCACATTCAGTCTGTTTCTGTTACTGGAGGGACTGTTGGAGTTGTTACCTGTTTTGTTGATACTAATTCAAACTTGAGTGGAATTGATACAACAGGAACTGCTGATTATCCTATTGGTAATTTCTCATGGGGTAGATTATCAAATACAGTTAATTTGGGTAGATCAAATCCAATTGCAATAGGTGTAACTGGAAGAGTGGTTTCTGGACTTGCAACATATCCAGTGGTTACGAGAAGAGGTGGTAATGGGTCTTTAAGAAATAAAGGATCAATTTACACTATTTAATTTACAAAATCTGTATAAATATCTAAAAAACTATCAATATGTCTGCGTTAATAACAGATAAATTTAGAATATTTAATGCGAGCAACTTTGTAGACTCTGTTTTAGATTCAAACAATTCTTATTATGTCTTTTTGGGACTATCAAATCCAGCGGTGACTGGGTTTGGAAGAACTGATGTGTGGGACGATAATGATGGAACACCACCAAATCCAACAGACAATCAACAGTATGCATCTCACTACAGAGATACTTCTTTGTTTGGAAAAAGAGTAACTTCTGAAAATATTAGAAGAGTTATAAGAAAGGTTGAATGGACTTCAAATACTGCCTATGACATGTATAGACATGACTATAGCGCATCAAATTTAACTCCAGTTTCAGAATCGCTTAGATTATATGATTCAAATTATTACGTAGTTAATAAAGATTTTAGAGTTTATATCTGTATTGATAATGGATCTTCTGGAACTAATTTGAAAGGTGAAAGATCCAAGGTTGAACCAGTTTCTACAGACCTTGCACCATTTCCGACTGGAGATAAATATTTTTGGAAATACTTATTTACGATTGCTCCAAGTGACATTATTAAATTTGATTCATCAGAATATATTGTTCTTCCAAATAATTGGAGGTCTTCCACTGATCCAGAAATATCACGAGTAAGAGATGGTGGAGACTCTGATGTAAATAACAATCAAATTAAAAAAGTTTATATTGAGAGTCAAGGCACTAGTGGATATAGTGATGGAACTTATAATATTTTAGGTGATGGTTCTGGTGCTCAAGTTGAAATTAGAACAGATGATGGAAAAATTACTGAAACTGAAGTTGTTGCTGGTGGTAGTGGTTATACATGGGGCGTTGTAGACCTTCGAAGAAGCGGAACAATTGAATCTCCGCCAGCAAAATTAATTCCAATTATTCCACCATCCAAAGGTCATGGGTATGATATCTATGAGGAATTGGGTGCTGATAGAGTTTTAGTTTATGCTAGATTTGATGATTCAACTAGAGATTTTCCTACCAATACTCAATTTGCTCAGGTAGGTATTATTAAAAATCCAAAGGAGTATGCTTCTGGGATAACAACTTATACTGGATCTACTTTTTCATCTTTATATGGTATTAAGTTGGATGATGGATATACGGGCACTCCAGTTATTGGTCAGAAAATTACACAAACACAATCATCCACGAAGATAGCAAAAGGGTATATTGCATCTTATGATAGCGATACAAAAGTTCTTAAGTATTATCAAGATAGGTCTCTGTATTTCAGCAATTCTTTAAATGAAACTGACGCAAATAATGTTAGTGTTGCTTCAAGTATTGTATCCTTTAACAGTTCAAGTTCTATAGTTTTCCAGGATACTACAAACACAACTGTTTCTGCAGGATTCACTGGAAGCACTTCTAACGGAGTAAATTTGGGAGTTAATTTTACATCGGGTCTTTCTAATCCAGAGATAAATAAAAAGACGGGTGATATTATCTATATTGATAATAGACCAGTCGTAGAAAGAAACGTAAGACAAAAAGAAGACATTAAAATCGTTCTGGAATTCTAAAAAAGATGGCACAAAAAACAGACTTAAACATCAACCCATATTTTGATGATTTTGACTCGGAAAAAAATTTTCACAAGGTCTTATTTAAGCCAGGATATCCAGTTCAAGCAAGAGAGTTAACAACTCTTCAGTCTATCTTACAAAATCAAGTCGAATCTTTTGGAAGTCATATTTTTAAAGACGGTACTGTAGTAAGACCAGGAAACATATCTTTCGATAATCAATTTTATGCTGTAAAATTAAACCAAACTAACCTTGGTGTAGATGTTTCTGTTTATATTAATAATTTCATAGGTAAAAAAATAACGGGTCAAGTATCAGGAACAACAGCAAAAATTCAATATGTTGCTTTTCCAGATGGTGCGGAAGTTGAAGACCTGACAATTTATGTAAAATATTCTAATTCTAACAACAATTATTCCTTCAATCAATTTCAAGATGGAGAAGCATTAATCGCTGATGAGAACGTAACATATGGAAATACGACAATTAATGCGGGAACTCCATTTGCAACATTAATTTCTCTAAATGCAACTTCAGTAGGTTCTTCAGCATCTATTGGGGAGGGAACATATTTTGTTAGAGGTTATTTTGCAAATGTCTCTAAGCAAACTATCATTTTAGATAATTATACAAATACTCCATCATATAGAGTTGGTTTAAAAGTTGAAGAGACAATTGTAAATGCAAAAGACGATTCTTCTCTTTATGATAATGCCAAAGGATTTTCCAATTATTCAGCACCTGGTGCCGATAGATTTAAATTAAATTTAGTTCTTTCTAAAAAATTGCTGAGTGATAAAAATGACACAGATTTTATAGAATTACTGAGAGTAGAGAATGGTAAGATAAAGAAAATTGATAATAAAACTGATTTTAATAGATTTCAAGATTTTCTTGCAGAAAGAACATATGAAGAGTCTGGACACTATTCTATAGAAGATTTTGATATCTCCGTTCATAATTCCTTAAATGATAAATTGGGAAATGATGGTTTGTTCTTTAATACACAATCAACAGATCAAAATAATACTCCATCAGATGATTTGATGTGTGTAAAAGTTTCTCCGGGAGAAGCTTATGTTGCTGGTTATAATGTAGAAAAAATTTCAAATACAATTATTGACGTTGAAAAACCAAGAGATATTGAAACTATCACATCTCAAAATATTCCGTTTGAGATGGGAAACCTTTTAAGAGTTAATAATGTGGAGGGAGCACCACAAGAAAAAGGTACTATTTCACTCATTGATAGACATAAATCTGAATCTGGAATAACAACAATTGGTGATGCTAGAGTATATACTTTTAATTTAACTGATACTGTATATGAAGATGACTCAACAAATTGGGATTTGTATTTGTATGACATTCAGACATACACTTCTCTCACATTAAATACTCCAGTAGGTCCATTAGGATTTACAACCTCAACATATATTAAAGGAAAAAGTAGTGGTGCTAGTGGATATGCCGTAGATTCTGGGTCTGGTAGCACTATTTCTTTAAGGCAAACATCCGGAACATTTTCTGTTGGAGAACAACTAATTGTTAATGGTATTGATGCTTCTGCAACAGTCAGTTCTTCGATCGTTTATGGAACTAGAGATATTAAATCTGTTCAACAGTTAGGTGTTGTAGGATTTTCTACTTTTAGAGCAGATTCTCTGTTAGAAGAATTTGATTTGCCAAATGGTATTACGGAAGGAACTATCAGTGGTTCTGGAAGCACGAGAACTTTGATAAGTCCAGGAAAAATATTTACTGGCATTAAAGTAGGAGATATTATCAGATATCAAAAAACATCTGGTACTGATGAGACTTTTAGTAGAGTATCTGCAAATAATACTACTTCATTAACGGTAACAACTCTCACTAGTGTTCCTGGTGTTTATAATGGAACACTCACAAATGGCACTTATAATATTAAACTAGGTATTCCAGTCATAAAGAATGAAGATGCTGGTTATCTTTATACAGAATTACCAGAAAAAAATATTCAATCCGTAAATCTTTCAGGTTCTACTTTAGAAGTATCATCACAAATTACTGGAGGAACTACTAACTCTGGTGGTGTTTTAGAATTTAATTTATCTGCTACAGGACTGTCAGATTCATTCTTTAAATCATTCAACAATCAAAGATATTCAGTACATTACACTGGTGGTGCAATTGGTACTGTTACGTCAGATGCATTTAGTCTTGCAAGTAATATAGTTACTATAAATGGATTAACTGCATCTCAATCAGATATTGTAGTCAATACAACTCTAATTAAAAATAATATACAAAGTAAAGTAAAAACTTATACTAGAAGCACAACACTAGATGTAGAGTTTTCTAAGTATCAGCAGTCTGGTGTTGGTGTAAATACATCTATTAATGATGGTCTCACTTATAACAAAAACTATGGATTAAGAGTTCAAGATGAGGAGATTTCTTTAAATTATCCAGATGTAGTAAAAGTTCTTGCTGTTTATGAATCTTTAGGAACAACAGCACCAACTTTAGATACAATCCAGTTTGCAGATTCTTCAATCGTTACAAACTCTGTTATTGGTGAAAATATAACAAGCACTCAAAATAATGCTATTGCGAGAGTAGTATCCAAACCATCCGCAACCACTCTTGCAATTGTTTATTTAAATCAAAATAAATTTACTTCATCACAATCGGTATTTTTTGAAGAAAGTAATGCCACTACTAGCATTCAAACGGTGACTCCAGGATCTTATAAAAATGTAACTAATTCTTTTGAACTTGATAAGGGACAAAAAGAACAATATTATGATTACTCCAAACTTGTAAGAAAATTAGATTCTGCTATACCATCAAGAAGATTAAAAGTAATTTTTGATCACTACACCGTCTCATCTGGTGACAATGGTGATGTATTTACTGTTCTTAGTTACGATGATGAAAGATTCTTAGAGGATATTCCAGAAATTGGTCCAGACAAAGTAAGAGCAACTGATACTTTAGACTTTAGACCAAGAGTATCACAATTTACAGATATTGACAAATCGCCATTTGATTTTGATTCAAGAACTTTTACAAATGATAATGGAACTTTACCAAAATTAATTTTAAAACCAGAAGAACAATCTTTATTGGGATATTCATATTACTTACCACGAATTGATAAAATTTTATTAGATAATTTTGGAAACTTTATTGTCAAAAAAGGTGTTTCTTCAAAAAATCCAAAAGCACCAGTAAACTCAAATCCAAACAAACTTATGGATTTGGGCACTATAACTTTACCAGCATATCTTTATTCTCCAGATGATGCTACCATATCTCTTGTGGATAATAGAAGATATACCATGAGAGATATTGGAGATCTTGAGGATAGAATTGAAAATCTTGAGAAGGTTACATCATTGTCCTTGTTAGAGTTAAGCACACAAACTACTCAAATACAAGATGCTGATGGTAATTTGAAATATAAGACGGGATTTTTTGTTGACGATTTTAAAGATGATTCATTGATTAATTTGGATGTATCTTCTATTCAGGTAGATGCAGAGCAGCAAGAACTAATACCAATTATCAGTAGAAATACATTAAAGAGTCAAATCGCTCCAAAAACAAGTATTTCTAGTGAAACATTAGATTTTTCTAATAATTTTAATCTTTTAGACTCAAACGTACAGAAAACTGGCAATGCAATTACTTTAGCATATAACAGTGCAGATTGGATTGAACAACCATTAGCTACTGGTTTTGAAAATGTAAATCCTTTTAATATTGTATCTTATAGGGGATTTGTTAAACTTTCTCCATCAAATGATAGTTGGATAAAGACTATTAAATTACCTAAGGGAGTATTTACTTTTTCTGGTAATGATCAATATATGCGCTCCAGAAATACACATTTCTCCGCAACCAATTTACTTCAGTCAACTCAATTCTATCAATTCTTTGATGGAAATAGTGGTGTTGATTTTATACCAAAGTTATTAGAAATAGCAACAGATGATACTTTATCAACCTATGGTTCCAACGGAACTTTCGAAGTGGGTGAGACTGTTATTGGTTATGATGACAATGAGTCTGTTATAAGATTTAGAGTTGCCAATTCAAATCATAAGACCGGTACATATAATTCACCAACAATGACGTTTGGAACAAATCCATATGATACAAATGAAACTTTATCAAACGCATACAGCCAATCTTCAAAGGTATTGAACGTTGATACACTTGCATTGTCGGAAGAAGCGCAAGGTAGATATTTTGGATATTTAACTCAAGGTGCTAAGTTAGTTGGACAAACAAGTGGTGCTGTAGCGTATGTTAAAGATTTACGTTTAATCAGTGATGAATATGGTGATTTAATAGGATCATTCTTTTTGAGGGATCCAAACACAACTCCACCCCCAACTGTAAGAATTGGCACTGGAACTAAAACTTATAAACTTACAAGTAGTTCAACAAATGAAATACCACAGAATGGAAGTAATTCAATATCTACTGCTGAAGTTCAATATACATCTAAATTAAGGGCAACATTAAATCAGCAAAATAAACTTGTAAAAACGATTACAAATTATTATAATCCTCTTGCACAAACATTTAGTGTAGGTGGTAATATAGAATCTCCGGATGCAATTGGTCAAAATGATGATGCTAATGGTGCTTTCTTAACAAAATTAGATTTATTTTTCAAGTCAAAACCAACTGATAATCATCCAATAAGAGTTGAAATTAGACCTGTTAATTTAGGATCTCCTGTTCAAAAAATTATTGGAAATCCTGTCACATTAAAACCGTCTCAAGTTAATACATCAACAACTGGTGCTACTGCAACTACAGTTACTTTTGATTATCCAATATATTTGAGTCCTGGTAAAGAATATGCGATTGTTTTAATATCGGAGACAACTGACGAATATGAGGTTTGGACAGCAACAATGGGTGAAACAACTGTAAATACGCAGAATTTACCCGATTCCGAAGCCGTTATTTATTCTCAACAATTTGCTCTTGGAAGTTTGTTTAAATCTCAAAATGGTTCAATATGGACTCCAAATCAGAATCAAGACCTTAAATTTAAATTATATAAAGCAAACTTTACTTCTACTACAGGAACTGCATTTTTCTATAATCCACCACTTGATGAAAGTAACGGGTATGTTGAAAAACTTAATGATAATCCAATAACAATATTACCAAAAACCTTAACTCTTGGAATTTCCACAATTGCTGATGGTGATGGAAATATAGGCATTTTGACTGTAGGTAGAAAACTTTCTGGATCCAATGATTTTGGATATGGATATGTTGTTGGACAAGGAAGTTCAGTAGGACAAGTATCTATTACTGATGGTGGTTCAAATTATCCAACAGGAACGATTGTCAACTTACCAACAACAAATATTGTTGGTAGTGGTTCTGGACTTAGATTGAGTGTAACTGCTGATGCTACTGGATCTATCACTGCAATTGCAGCGACAACAGCAACTGGAAATGGATACAAGGTTGGTGATGTTGTTGGAATTACAACCAATTTAGGAACTGGAGCTCGTTTTACAATTGCTGATATTACTGGACTTGATACATTATACTTGTCTAATGTACAGGGAAAACTTGGTGCTGGAAATGCATTCCAAGTTGGTGCTGCAGTCAGTTACTATAATGATGCTGGAACGGTTATTTCCCTTGCTTCCACTACTATAACGTCTAGAACAACTGAAGGAAGTAATTTAAATTCTGGAAATTACATGACAGTGAAGCATTTTGATCATGGCATGTATTATAATACAAACACAGTTGTTCTGACAGATATTGAACCAGATACATCACCAACTACGTTGAGTGCGGATTTGGATTTAGATGAAACTGGAACGGTATCTGTCGCAAGCACATCTGGATTCGCTACATTTGAGGGTCAAACTGTTTCGGGTTCTTATCTTGGATATGTCAAAATTGGAGATGAGATAATCTCATATAATGATGTTGGAAGTGGAACTCTTATTATCGCTGGTTCTGGTAGAGGGAAAGATAATACAGTGGCACAACCACATGCTTCTGGTAGTTCCGTTTATAAGTATGAACTTGGCGGCGTATCTCTGAGAAGAATCAATGGAGTTGAGCATACAGTAAGTAACTTAGAAAATAAGATTGATAGTTATAATGTTCAGATAAACATGTCAACCAATGGTAATGACAGATCTGACGACGATGACCCAACTGGCGCTGCACAATTGTCTTTTGCTTCAGAAGCATCTGTTGGTGGATCAAAATGCAAAGCAACAGAGAACTTACAATTTAACGAAATTGTTCCAAGTTATGATATTCTTACACCTGGTTCTTTAACAAGTGTTTCTGCGTCTGTTAGAACAATAACGGGTAGAAGTGTTGATGGAACTGAAACTCCATTTGTTGATAATGGATTTGAAACAGTCGAATTGAATGAGGTTAATAAATTGACTTCGGTTAGAATGGTTGCATCTGAAGTAAATGAGGATGATAAATTAACTACTTTACCAAACAGCAAATCTTTTACTACAGCAATTGTATTAAATACAACAGATACAAATCTTTCGCCAATAATTTATACCGACAATTCAATAACTGAATTTAGACTCAGCAGATTGAATAGTCCTATCAGTGACTACACCACATCAAACAGTGTAAATTCACTTCTATTTGATCCACATGCTGCAGTATATGTTTCAAACACTGTAAATCTAACTCAAGCATCAACATCACTAAAAGTTATCTTTGATGCATATAGACACGAATCAGCAGACTTTAGAGTTCTCTACAGTTTGATTAAAGCAGACTCTAGCGAAGTGACTCAAGAATTTGAATTGTTCCCCGGATACGATAATTTAACATTGACATCTACTGGATTGGATGTTATTAACGCTGCTAATAATAGCGGAAGATCTGACGTTTTTGTTCCTGCAAGTTTGGAAGATGAATATCTTGAGTATGAATATACAGCAAATAATCTTGATTTATTCACTGGATACACAATTAAGATCGTAATGTCTGGAACAAATCAAGCATATGCTCCAAGAATCAAGAACCTGAGAACAATTGCAATCATATGATTAGAGTAGAAGGTCATAAAAATCTGTATAGAGATGAAAAAAGTGGTGCCATAATCAATTGTGACACCACTTCATACAATCAACATGTAAATAATTTACACCGCAAAAACGCACAAAAACAAGAATTGGATAAAATGAGAGAAGATATTGATGAAATAAAATCTCTACTTAAGGAGTTACTAAATAAGAAATAATTTATTAGGCATTCTGCAAATATAAATATCTAAAGGAATACTTTTTAGTTCTAATAATGGC